TATGGAGAATATATGGAAGAACGCCCCAATATTGCAAGATATCTGTGATGAAAATAGCGGCCCTCGAAGAGATATCGACATGTGTAAAATGACGCTAAATGGAAGCGTTATCACAGCATTGCCAATTGGCAATGGAGAGAAAATTAGAGGTCAAAGAGCAAACGATATTATATCAGACGAATTCGCAAGCTCTTCAAGAGATATTTTCGAAAATGTTATTGCTGGTTTCGGTGCGGTATCAGCTTCTCCAGCAGACAATGTAAAAAAAATGGCAAAGAAGAAGTTAGCATTAGAGCTTGGACTAGATTTAAATTTACTATTTCCGACTGAAAATGAATTCAGTTCTATCGGCAACCAAATTATTCTTTCTGGTACGGCTTATTACGATTTTAACCATTTTGCTGATTATTGGAGGAGATGGAAAGCCATAATTCAAACAAAAGGAGATCCAAAGAAAATAAAGACAGATGTTTTCAATGGTGAGACGCCTCCAGAGTCGTTTAATTGGAGAGATTATTCTATTATAAGAATTCCAGTCGATTTAGTTCCAAAAGGATTCATGGATGATGGTCAGATCGCAAGATCTAAAGCTACCGTTCATAATGGTATTTACCTAATGGAATTTGGAGCAGTATTTTGTAAGGATAGTCAAGGCTTCTTCAAAAGAACTTTAATTGAGTCTTGTGTTGGGACAGATTCAAAACCAGTTAAAACACCATCTGGAGAAGTATTCTTTGATCCTATGATTCGAGGTAATCCACACAAAAGATATGTGATGGGTGTTGACCCGGCTTCAGAAGTTGACAATTTTAGCATCGTTCTTCTCGAATTAAACTCAGATCATAGAAAGATAGTTTACTGCTGGACAATAACTCGAAAAGAGCATATAGAAAAAGTGCAAAGAGGGCTTGTACAAGAAAATAACTTTTACTCATATTGTGCAAGAAAAATTAGAGAGCTGATGTCAATATTTAATGTTGTTCATATTGCTATGGACTCTCAAGGTGGTGGTATTTCTGTATCAGAGGCGTTACACGACAACGCAAACTTAAAGCCAGGTGAAGCTCCTATCTGGCCAATTATAGAAGAAGACAATGAAAAACCATCTGATGACGAACAAGGCTTACATATCTTAGAACTTTGTAACTTCGCTAAGTACGATTGGTATTGTGAAGCTAACCACGGACTAAGAAAAGACTTTGAAGATAAAGCACTTATATTTCCTAGATTTGACCCTATTACTATAGGACTATCAATAGAAGATGATAAGGCTCAAAATAGATTATATGATACTCTTGAAGATTGTGTCATGGAAATAGAAGAGCTTAAAAATGAATTATCCATGATAGAAATGACTCAGACTCAAAGTGGTAGAGATCGATGGGACACTCCAGAAGTTAAGACTGGTGTTGGTAAAAAAAAGAGATTGCGAAAAGACAGATACTCAGCCCTTCTAATGTCAAATATGGCCTCAAGATTATTAGCTAACGCTAAAGAACTGCCGCCGTACATGAGTTATGGCGGTTTTGCGTCTCCAGGCAAAAAGAATGCAGAGGTAGAGTATATTGGACCAGCATGGTTCACAGACGCTATGAAAAATATATATTGATTGGAGTATAGAAAGTTATTAGATAGCAATCAAATTACATTCCAATTGAGGGAAATATGACAAATAAATCACCATATATTTTTTATGAGAATGCAGAAAGAGCGATAGCTGAAACAAAAGGGAATATAGAAAGCTATGATGGATTGCCATCAGCTAATGCTAGTAGAAGATCTTATCTCGATATAGAACCAAACATTTCTGTTCGTACTGAATTTCTAAAAGACGATTATTATAAGTTCAGAAGGAGCGAAGACGCTGGAAATCAAACTCAGACAATTATCAGAATGTGTTCTAACGCTTACGATAAAGTTGGCATCATTAAAAATATTATTGATTTGATGGGCAATTTTGCCTCGCAGGGTATTAGCATTCATCACACCAATAAAGGTGTAGAAGCTTTTTATCGAAAGTGGTGGGAAAAAGTTAATGGCGTTGAAAGATCAGAAAGATTTCTTAATATTTTCTATCGTCTTGGCAATGTAATTATCTATAAAAGAACTGGTAAAATTACTAGGAAAATAGAGAGGCAAATGTCAAAAGCCTCCGAAATAGAAATATCAGAACAAGAAGTTATAAGAAAAGAAATACCATTCAGGTATGACTTCTTAAATCCACTGAGTCTAAGCGTAAAAAGCAACTTCTTAGAGTCATTTACTGGTATTCCACAATATAGAATGCGCATTCCTCATAAGTTTAAGAGAGAATATGACAAAGAAGGTGGAAAACAATCGTTGGATGATTTACCAGAGCAATTTAGATCTGCAGTAAAGAAAAATCAAGAGTATGTAGATCTAGATCCAGCCAAAATAAAAGCCTACTTCTACAAGAAAGACGATTGGCAAGTTTGGGCTAAGCCAATGATTCATGCTATTCTTGATGATATCGTTATGTTAGAAAAGATGAAGCTGGCGGACATGAGCGCTTTAGATGGAGCTATTTCATCTATTAGATTGTGGAAGCTTGGTGATCTAGAACATAAAATCTTACCAACCAAATCTGCGATTGATCGTCTTAGAAATATCTTAGCTAGCAATGTTGGCGGTGGAACAATGGACCTAGTGTGGGGTCCAGAAATTGACTTTAAAGAAAGCAATACTCAAATATACAAATTTCTTGGAAACGAGAAATATCAGCCAGTATTGAGCAGTATTTATGGTGGGCTTGGAATTCCAGCCACATTAACTGGTGCTACTGGGCAAAGCGGTGGTTTTACTAATAACTTTATTTCCCTAAAAACTTTGATTGAGCAATTAGAGTATGGTCGTGACATGCTTAATAAGTTTTGGGCGGAAGAAATAGAGCATGTACAAAAGGCAATGGGTTTTAGTGAGCCAGCAATACTTAGGTTTGAAAATATGATATTGTCTGATGAATCTTCTGAGAAGAATCTACTTAGACAATTGGCGGAAAGCAACATTATCAGTCACGAAACATTAAGAGAAAGACTTGGTGAAAACAATAAACTTGAGAAATCGAGATTAAAATCTGAGATGAAACAAAGAAAAAGCGGCAAGCTACCACCACAAGCAGACGCATACCATAATGGTAATGTTGAAAGTGAATACTTAAAGATAGCTCTACAAAAAGGTGAATTAAGTATTACTGACATTGTTGATGATGTTGAACCAAGTAATCCCGGAATTTTACAACAAGCTAATCCACTAAATCAAAAGAAGCAGCCAAATCCAAATGGCAGGCCAGAATTTAAGAAAGATGCAGTAAAGAGAAAACAGAAGGTAGTAAGGCCAAAGACTACACCAAAAACATCTGCTTCGATTATGATGTGGACTGTGACTGCACAGAAGCAAATTTCTGATATACTGCATTCTCCTTTACTGTCGGCATATGGCAAGAAAAATCTTAGAGAATTGACGAAGGCTGAGTTCGATGAATTAGAGCATATTAAATTTAGGGTTTTATCAAATCTTGAGCCGTCTGATGAAATATCTGAAGAAAAGGTGGCTAACCTTTTAACAGCAAAAACAAATCCATTATGTTTAGCTAATTATAAAAATTTAAAGCAATCATTCATACAAGAAAACTCAAGACAACCATCTATCGATGAGTTAAGAGTAATGCACGCCTTAGCTTATACATCATCCTTTATTGATGAAGACTAATCTTTTGGTGTATTTATTTTTATGAGGCAAAATATGAAAATATATGAACGTGAAATTTTTGACAACTTATCACACGCGATTGCTAGCAATTCTAGTATCGCTATGGTGTGTGATATACTGCCATATAAAGACACAAACGAAAATCTTTTACAATATAATCAACAAAGAGCGATTGCATCTCTTGATGAAACAAAAAGACAAGAGGATTTATACTACTTAAATTCTGTTCTTGTTTCTACTGGATGGAATAAAAATGATGATGTCTTTAGCAAGGCCAATCTATGGAATGCGAGAGACACCCCAGTAAATAAACCGTTCAATTTTATGCATGATGAAAATGATATTATCGGTCATATGACCGGCTCCATCGTTTTAGATCAAAACGGAAATATGATATCAATTTCTCCAGACCAAGAAGATGATTTGGATAATTTACTTCCAGATTATTTCGATATTTTCACAAGTGCCGTTATTTATAAAAGCTGGGCAGACAAGTCACAACGAGAAAGAATAAACCAGCTAATAGAAGAAATCAATGATAATCAATGGTCAGTGTCGATGGAATGTCATTTCAACGATTTTGATTATGCGATTATTGATAAAGATGGCTCTACAAGAGCGTTGGCAAGAAACGAAGAATCATCCTTCCTTACTAAACATCTTAGATGTTATGGTGGTGAAGGAGATTATAACGGATATAAAATCGGTAGACTATTAAAAGGGTTTTACTTTACAGGTAAAGGTCTTGTAAACAGACCAGCAAATCCAAGAAGTGCGATTTTAAGTAAAGACGTAAATCCTTTCTCAAATGCAAACTCAAACAATTTTTTAACTGCTATGGAGGTCAGCGAAATGACTCAAGCTATAGACGAGCAGGCTAATCAATACCAAAAAGATCTTGAAGCTGCAAAGCTTGAAGTCGAAACGGTTAAGGCTGAAATGCTCAAAGCACAAGAAGATGCACAAAAAACATCTGCAGAACATGAATCGGCTATTGTTCAAAAAGATCAAGTTATCGCGGCTCATGAAGCCAAGATAAAAGAACTTACAGACGCTATTTCTGCAGCTATGAAAGAAAAAGAAAAAACTGAAGAAGAAATGAAGTCGATGAAGAAAGATATGAAGTTCATGAAGAGAAAAGACAAGTTGTCCAAGGCTGGTGCCGACGAAACAACTGTTGAAGAACTTCTTGCGAAATTTGATGAAGTTTCTGATGAAGTCTTTGAAAATGTTGTTGCTTTAGTTTCTTTAAAATCAGCTCCTGTGGCACCACAGAGAGAAGAAAAAGTAAGTACTGAGGCACTAGATAATGTTCAAATTACTGAACCCACAGTTGTAGCTACTGAAGAAGATGAGGATGTGTCATCTAAGGCAATAGCCCACGCTGTTGAATGGCTACAAGATTCTGTTCTCAAAACAACTAGAAAAAATAAGAGGTGAAAAATGGCACTTAAACCAGATCGTCACGAACTAGATACAGATATTTCCTACTTCATGAACGAAGTGGCTGAGAGAGGCGTTGTTGTTTCTGTTAATACTCAAGGTTCTGGAGCAGCTATGGATAATGCTGCCGCTCTAGTAACAGTAAGAGCAAATCCTTCTGGTGCTGCTCCGCTTGGTATTTTGCTGCAAGATATGGTCGATATTGACCTTACTCGACAGCATGTTAACTGGCACAAAGACGAAGTCGTTAAGGGTGGTAAGGTTTGCATTCTAACTAAGGGATTTGTTGTAACAAACAAAATTTCTGGAACCCCAACGGCTGGATCTGTCGCTTATTTAGCAGCTTCAGGTTTGATCGCTGGTACTCAGGCTGCTGGCGCACCAGCTATCGGCAGATTCCTTTCCACACTAGATGCTGATGGCTACGCCAAAGTGTCTATCAACCTTCCTTGAATTATATAATTAGGAGTAAACTAATATGTCATTTCTTCAAGCACCAAGTCCAGAGTTCCTTGATATTCTAAGGAAGGCTGGAAGTCATACTAGAGCAGAAGCATTTGAAGCTCAACTTCAGATTGCAAAAGCTATTGAGTTGCCTCTTAGACAAGGCGTTCTAGCCGGAGATGTTACCGGCAACATTTATGAGAAGATGGTCATGCAGCCAGGAACCTCTACTGAGTTTCCTCTCGACCTTCTATCACCTGGCGAAGAAGTTGACTTCGTCGCTTGGACTAACCCCGGACATGGAAGAATTCCGGAAAGAAGTCCAGAAGGTGATTATGTGATGATTCCGACTTACACGATCACCAACTCTATTGACTATCTCCTAAGATATGCAAGAGAAGCTCGTTGGGACATCGTTGCTCGTTGTGCTCAAATTCTTGAAGCTGGATTCGTTAAGAAAATTAACGACGACGCATGGCACACAATTTTAGCCGCTGGTGTTGACAGGGGTATTCTCGTCTATGACGCAGACGCTGCTGTTGGTCAGTTTACCAAGAGACTTGTTAGCTTGCTAAAGATCGTTATGAGAAGAAACGCTGGTGGAAACTCAGCTTCTCTCAAGAAGGGTCAGCTAACTGACCTATATCTATCTCCAGAAGGCGTCGAAGACGTTAGAAACTGGGGTATTGATCAGGTTGATGAAACTACTCGCAGAGAAATCTATACCAGCGCTGATGGTTCTGGTGCAATGACGAGAATCTTCGGTGTTAACCTAAACAGCTTGACAGAGTTTGGTGAAGGACAAGAGTATCAACTCTACTTCGCTAACCAGCTTTCTGGAACCCTTGGTCCAGCAGGTGACGTTGAACTTGTTGTTGGTCTTGACCTAGCAAACAGAGATTCATTCATCATGCCAGTTAAGCAAGAAGTCACAATTTTCACTGATGACTCCATGCACAGACAGCAAAGAGCTGGAATGTACGGATTTGCAGAACTTGGCTTCGGCGTTCTTGATAACAGAAGAGTAATTTTCGGATCATTCTGATGTTGTTCGTGTTCGAGATATGGGGTAATGGTGCAGGCCATTACCCCATTTTTTTTGGCGTATATAACCTTATAATCAACTAAAGGAAAAATAATGCCCAAAGTGCGTAATAGAGTTAAAGAAACTACATTAACGGCTGGCAGTGGTAATATATCACTTGCTGGGCCAGTGAATGGGTTTCAAGCTTTTGGTAACGTGCTTTCTAGCGGCGATACAACTTATTATACAATAGTCAATAAGAGCAACTGGGAAGTAGGGCAAGGTACATACGCCCCCAACATTTTAAGTAGAGATGTTGTTTTCTCAAGCAGCAACAGCGGGCAAAAGATAAATCTGTCAGGAAAATCTGATGTTTTCATTGCCTACCCAGCAGAGAAAAGCGTTTTCAATAATGAAAATGATCAAACTGTTGTTGGACTAAATGGAATTGTTTTTGCGGATTCTTCTGTTCAGACTTCGGCATATACAGATGAAAAAGCCCAA